AAAACATTATCTCCCGCATCGCCCATTAGACACTTAATAGAGATATACTCATCTTGTGTCCAATCATAGTGGTCAGACCAATTCTCGTTAGTTACTTCTTTACGAGTAACATAACTAAACCGCGATACTCCTGGCTCTACTAGTAAATCCCAGTCTTTATCACTGGATACTAACCAAATTTCATCAAAGTTAAGTAATTTTTTCTTGCTGACAATATAGGCTGCAATATCATCAGCTTCTACGCCTTGAAACTTGACTACAGGATATTCCGTGTTTGTTTTGATATGCTCTAGCGTAGCTAAAAAATCTTCAAAGAATAACTCGAATGCTGCTGCTTCTGCGTCTGTTTGTGTTGCTTGTTTATCTTTACGATTCTGCTTGTACTCAGGATAAATAGCCTTACGAAAACTACTGGAACCTTGGTCACACGCCATAATAACATGTGAGGCTTTGTAGCTTTTCTTTAGACTATTTACTGTACGCAAGTAGTCTTCGGCAAAATCAGTGGCACCACTATGTTTATAGCGAAAAGCTAGGTTTAGTGAGTCTACGATAAGCAGAGTATTATTTGCTTTAGTAATTTCTTGAAAGGATTTCATTATTTTATTTTCGTGATTAAGTGTATATTATACACTTTTCAACTACCGAGTTCAAGTAACAAATTGTGGTTGCTCATACTTTAACCAGTCTTCTAGTAAGGCTACATAAAATTCATGCGTCTCATGATTATAGTAAATACAGCGATAACTTTGACTATTCGGCATTTCATCAAAAGCTACAAATACTTTGCTACGATCAAATTTAAATATTAAAAGCGGCTTTTTACCTACTTGCTTACCTTGACGTACTGACTGTTCCCAGAATTCTATTAATTGTGGAGTTTTGCTAGTCAATAGGTGTGAGGTAAGATGATCTTCTGCATAACCTTTGACTTCGACACACCATAGGTTAGTTCGCCCAGGCACGTACAAGTCGCCCTTTAGCAGATGTTTAGGGTCAAGTGCACCAGAGCCAGGTACTCTTTCCCACCCTAAATTGGTATGCTTTTTTAAAAGGTCACGTACTGTTGTTTCAGTACGTGCACCCTTAGCTCTAGCGTCTACGACCATTACGCTTCGGAAGTTTCACTTCCAGTTTCCATGGTGCTGGGTACTACGCCTTCTACAGGAGCGCTCTCTACTACAGGAGCTTCTTTAGTAACTTTAGTAACTTTAGTAACTGGTACTGCTACAGGTTCTTGTACTGCTGTAGGCTCTTGTACTGTGATAGCATTATCATCTGTACACATATAAGTAACACTAACTTCGCAAGTTAAACTAACTAATTCATCTTCTGTAAATTGGTCACCAAGACCTAGTTGAATTACTTGACCATCACGGATAACCGTAGGGTAACCAGTAGTCTCTCTAATAACATAACACTTCATATTATACCTCAATTTTAGATATGTTGTTTTTCTTAACAACGTGGATTTTTTCTAGTAGTGGGTGAGTAAACCCATGCGATACTAGGAACGTATTTAAATATTCTTCTTTTAGAAGAACTTCCACTAATCTTTCCTTACCGTCTACGTCTAACGTTTCTACGGTTTCATCAAGGATTAGTAGGTTGATTCGGGAACTAGATAATGATTGCATTAACTTACGAATGGCTAGCAGTGTAGCTACGTTAACACGTGCACGTTCGCCACCACTTAATGCAAGAATATCAATATCTTTGCTATTATCAGTGATAACTACATTGAGTTTATCACTAGAACTAATACGGAAAGCTATCTGAAATCTGCCGTCAGATAAGTCTACTAGGTACTCATTAGTAAGTTCTTCTAGGTCTTTTACTAAGCATTCAATCTTATAGGCAACTAAACCTGTAGTAGAGAAGGTTTTAGTTAAAATATTAATTAAACCCATCTTTTCAGATAACTCATGTAAAGTACCGGAGTACTTTTCTAGGTCTTCGTTCATTTCTACTAATTGGCTAGATACTATGTCTACCTTAGTATTATGAGATTCTACTTCTCGATTATGCTTTTCAGCTTTAGTAATGGAAGCTTTTAGCTCAGTAATATTATGCTGAATATCGTCAAACTGACGTTGTAGATCATTATGATCTAATAGGGTTTCCGCTAAAGTTTCATCAATTAAGGAGTGATACTTTTCCCACTCTTCTTTAGATTTTGTAGCTTTGTCAAAAGTAGCTGCTTCTAGTTTAATTTCAGCTTCTTTATCTTGGAATTCTTTGATAATCTTATCAAGACTAAGATGCTTGAGTTTTGCGTTATCTTGTAATTCTTCTTGCTCTAGTAGGAGCGCCGTAATCTTACTTTCATCAATAGTCTGTAAGCAAGTAGGGCAAATACTTGATAACCCATGCATTTTCTTAACAAAAGCTTGTGAGTCTCTAATGCTTTTGTTAATTTCAATCTGCTCAGTGGAAGCAGCACTAGCATTGAGCTTTAGTTCTTTATTAATAGTTTCTGGAGCTTCTGGAATAGGAAATAGTTTTAACCCACTCTGAATTTGTTTATAAGTATTATTTTTAGTAATCTTCTTATTAGTTTGCTCTAAGTTTACTATCTTAGTACTAAGTGTAGCTTGTGCACTAATAAATAAATCAGGCATTTCAGGTACATTAGTTAATTCTTTCCGTGTTAGATCAGTACTTTCGTATTTATCTAACCAAGTATTAACAGTATTGATCTGTGATTGTACTACAGCAATTTCTCTAGTTAATTCTTGTGCTATATCTTTAAAAGTATCCTGAGCCTTAGTGTACTTGCCTAGGTTCAGTAACTCAATTAGGAACTTCTTCCGAGCCGTGTCTGGCGCAGTAAGAAATTCTAAGCTGGATGCACTTGATTGGTATACAATCTGCGCAAACGTTTTATGATCGAAGCCTAAAATATCTTCGATCATCTTATATGTTGCTGTAGCTGTATGTGCAGAAATATCGGCGGTGTCTTTGTATAACTTTACACCTTGAGCAGTGCCGCGAGTAGTCTTAATTTCGTACTCTGTTCCATCTTTGTCAAAGTCTAGTTCAATGGTATAGCTTTTATCTTTGATATAACGATTAAGAATATCTGCTTTTTTAATACCTTTACTATTCTTATTAAATAATACTTCTTCAAGTATTAAAGCTACACTAGATTTACCGTGACCATTCTTACCAACTAATTGAGTAAGAGGGCTATCAATAAAACTTACAACATTGTCCTTACCATAGCTAAAGGCATTTGACCATCGCAATGTTTTTAATGTAATCATCTTAAGGCGTTTCTCAATTCAGGTAGTCCACCCACATAAACCTCATTAAAGAAAATTTGAGGCACTGACCTAGCTCCAGGTACGGCAGCTAATAGTTCTTGTTTAGTGGCATTTTCACCTAACATTTTAATCTCATAAGGTATACCACGAGATTCTAGTAATGCTTTAGCTTGTGTACAGGCTGTACAATTAGCCTGCGACCATATGATTGCTTTATTCGAGTTTGTCTGCATAATTTTGCATTTCCTTTAGTACACGTTCTACGGTATCAACAGGTAGTTCTAGAATGAAATTTAGGTACTCAGAAACTTCTTCTGATAGCGTCATTTCAGGGTCAAGAATAAGTGCAGCTTCTGTAGCTCGTTTAATTACTTTTTTATCAATTAAGTCCGAGTTTTCTAATTCTGCTAATTCAGCCATGTCACCTTCAATATCATAGATAGTATGGTGATAGCTAGTAGCAGGTTTTTCATCATATACGCCAACAGTTTTACGAATCAGCTGTGGTAATTCTAGTTTTAACCACTCATGTGTATGAGTATCGGTATCAAAAAGAATAGTTCCAGTATCTACAGTATGGCGATGAAAGCTAGTAGTAATTGGGCTACCAGGATATAAGATGTTTCGCTGTGAGTTTTCATAACTATGAAGGTCTCCAGCTAGCACAGTCTTCCAACGATTAAAAATATCCAAGTCAACTTCTGGCTTTACATGAGGAGGAATTTCTCCCCTTACGTGAGTACATAGAATATTTTCATCAAACGAATAAATCGTTTTTTCAAGTTCTTTTAGTTTATTATAGGGAACGAAATCAACGCCTTTATGTGTATAAAAGTCGTCAATGATTCTGACTAAAGGATTAAGGCGAACGGTCACAACTTTCAAATTTGTTAAAAAAGTTGTGTCTTTTTTGACCGCTTCGTGATTACCTGGATAAATAATAGTACTTACTTTACAACTAGATACGAAGTCAAAGTACGCTTCTAATTCTTCCATATTAGGAAGTTTATCAAATATATCACCACCTACTACAAATAAGTCACATTGTTTTTGTTGCTCTTGAAGCTGACTCCAAAGCATATTAAATCGGTTTTTAGCCCACTCGATAGGTACATTTTTTTGACCTAACTTAATGTGCATGTCCGCTGTGAATAGTATTTTCATGGTTTTCGAGGCAAAAAAGCCTGGTAAGCTTTTAGGTTTACCAGGCTATTATGTTAATTAAAGATCTTTAACTGCTTCTTTTTCTGCTTCGGACTGCGTTTCATCGCTGTCTCCACCAGAAGTAATCTTCTCTAACAAAGCCTTGACTTCATCAGCAGATGGACGAACATATTTTTCGTCAATAGATTTTTCAGCATCAGCAGCGGCACGCTCAGTATCAGTCAACTTACGTGCTTTGCAACGCAAAACCTGAAGCTGATATTCTACGTTAAAGGCTAGTGGGCCTGTCTTAACGCGCTTGAACACAACATCCCAACCTGTATCGTAATCAGTAGGATCGCCGAGGTCTTCTGCTGCTGTCATGATTTGCTCGAACAGCTTTTTCTTTAGATTCAACGCCTTAACTTTACCGTCTTTAGGGTCGATACAGTTAACAGAGTAGCTCCAGCTGCATTTTGAATCTGGGAAGTACTCATTAACATGATCTACTTCCATATTATCGAATTTTTCTTTTTCACGGCTGAATGCCAAGCACTCAACTGGAATATCTTTATTATTTGAACCTTTAATCCAGTAAACATAACGTGGCAGAACTCCGCCAACTAAACGTACTGTGTTTTCGCCATCTTTATACTCAAAAGCGTCCACTTTATTAGATTGTGCTTTGCCCTTGGTGTTCTTGAAGCTAATTGCCATTTGTTAATTCCTCGTATTTGAATTTAATTTGTTTGTTTGTAATTTCCAGCAATGGATTTGACCCCAAGGCTGTTAAGTTTAAGTCGCTGAAATAGGTTAAGTCTAAGTATTTAATCTGATGTGTTTTATATAATGAATAATCTCGTCGGGCAGATAATCTTAGGTACTGTACTAGATAGCTAATGTCTGTAGTTTTATCTTTGAAGAAACTTTCGGGGTTTAACAAAAAACTACTGCCTGCTAATGATTTCTGAATTGGCTTATAAACGCTATGTTTGCTTTTTGCGATTGTTCGTTTTTGCCAATGAAATTTAAGAGCCTGCATCATATAGATCGGGTCACATAATGTTTCCTGTTCTAATAATAAAATGTTGAAAAATAACGTCATTTATCTATCATTTCAAGTAATATTATACCACTTTGGCTAAGCCTTGACAAGTCAATTTTTCTTATACCGATATTATTTCCCAGCCTTTACGCATATAAAGCCCAAGCCGATCATTATTTTGTTTCTTATCGGCAAAACCAGAAAATTGTATATCTATTACTAAAGGAGTAAGTTTATCTTCATGTAGTCGCATTATACGACCAACAATTTGCTCTAGTAATGAGTCATTACTCATTGGTACTGCTAAAATTACGCAGGAAAGGATGTTAACAGAAATGCCTTCTGCGAAGATTTGGCGGGAACCACATACGCACTTTTTCTCTCCGCTGAGAAGCTGGGCTTTTGCAAGCTGTCTATCTTCGAGTTCGGAACCGCCAACAACCAACACACTTTCGTCACCAACATATTCTGATACCTTTTCTAAGAATTCTACACGATCCGCTATAATTAATACAGAGTGTCCTCTGCTCATTTGAGTTAATGCTAAAGCTGCTACAAAACGTCTATAATCATCATCTTGTGTTAGTTCATTAATTTTTTCTACCCAAGTAGCTCCCGGCTTTAATATAATACCAGGTTTTACTAGTTTAACTTGCGGAGTCATTGTGTTAGACTGCGGAGGTTTAACAATGTGTTGACCAAAGTAATCTTGGAAAACTATATGTTTTTGGTCTTTCCGTACCATCGTTCCGCTAAGCGCCACACGGTAGCGGGCACTAAAGCTGTCGATAATGGTAGCAAATGTAGTGGCAGGACAGTGATGGGCTTCATCAAGGATAACACACCCAAACTCCTTAGCAAGTGTAGTAGTGTGTTTGATGAGGGTTTGGACGTTAGCAATGGTAATAAAGTGATCTTCGTGGTCCACTCGTCCACCACCAATAATTCCGGGTTTCTGCCCAAACAAGAGTTCAACTTCTTCTGCCCACTGGTCACGTAGTGCGGCTGTGTGGGTAATAACCAGTGTCTTTTGCCCGAACTTGTGAGCCAAATGTAAAGCTGTGAAGGTTTTACCCCAGCCAACAAGAGCATTGATAAAAACTGTGTCTGCCACTTCATCATATACAACCTGCTGTTCTGGTCTTAGTGGAAATTTAGGGTCAGGAAAAGGTACTGGTACAAGAGTTCGTCGGTCAACGATTTCATAATTTTCTGGTATTAAGTCTTGTCGCCCTTGTGGTATGGATAAAATACCTTTAGGCAGTGCCTTATAGTTCTTGATTGTTTCAACTACGGCAAATTTCTTTGACCCAGTATCCTTTTGAATTTTATATGTTAGAGCCTTAATAATGGCTTTAGTTTCAGGTATACCAGGGTTATCCATGTATATTCTGTTACTTATAATCGCTTTTGCCATCTGGGGTCTCTGGTCGTAGGTTGCAGTATTCACACTCTTTATCATTGCAGCGGTTTTCTAACCATATATTACATTGTGAACAATATATGGCATCAAACTCTAGCGAGTACTCTTTTGAAGTATCGCATATTTGACATTTACTAATTAAATTCATATCATTCTCCAACTTTCTGCGGGTTTATCTTTATATAAACCGTAGAATATATAGGTTAGTCCACTTTGCAGGACTGCAGCATACTGAGCATCCGCATCTGGTTTAAATACTGTTTTAAACCTATGAGCAATGCCTTCTAGTTCAATTACAGCACCTAAGCCATCAGTAGGTAATACTTGTTTGATCTTCTTTACTATGAGTTTGGCGCGAGTAGATTTTTTATACTGAAAAAGCAAACCTTCCGAGTCGATAAACCATGTGGTAGCTTTTGCTACTTTAAGTAAATCTCCTAGGAAGTATATAGCTTGCCTAATAGGGTACAGTAAAACATTATTAGCCGCCATGTGCAGCCTTCTACGGCTTAGGGTCGGTTTATCAATATTCTTATCGTCTACTATGCGTATGTTAGCGGATAACTCATTAGTATCTAAATCACTATACTCTGTAGCATAAAAGCATACGCCTTCATTATGCTGAGGATCTTTTTCACTTAGCCTGAATACGGGCCAGACGATCGTCCCTAAGTTCATAAAATTCCTCAAATACTCCAAAAGCATAGTCTTGGCCTATGTCCTGGTCTACTCCAATTGGATGGCCCTTAATAGAGCAGCCTAAATCTAGTTGAGTGTTACGTTTTAAGATTTCGCAATACTCATCTACGTGCTCATCTTTAACAATAGCAACAACAGAGTCATGTACTAACATAAAGATATTAGCATCAAGCTTTTTAGCGGTTACTTCTTTAGCAGTAGACATTGCACCAAACAAGTTCATGTCAGAAGCCAGAGACTGTACTTCGGCATTAATACCAGAACGTACTTCGTGGGAGGCAATACCTTTATCGCTAGAGAATACGTTAGGCAAACGACGCTTACGACCAAAGAAGCTATAAGTATAGCCATTAGCCTGAATAAATTCTTTACGCGAAGTAAGCCATGCTTTTAGCTTATTAAACTTTGTAAAGTAAGCCTTAATATCGTCCTGAGCCTGCTCTAAGCCATAATATTCACCAGTAGCTTTTGTAACAGTTTCAGATACTTTTTTAGCTCCAGAACCATAAAGAATACCGAATGAAATAGCCTTGGCAGACTGTCGCATAGAAGGATATAGTTTTTTAACATCCTCTACAGCACATGGAAGTGAAAAGACCATATGTGCAATAGTTGAGTGGAAGTCTCCACCACCAGAGAATACTTTCTGAAGATTAGCATCACCTGAAAGAATGGCTGCATAATACATCTCAGCCGTGGTCAAATCCTGTGAAACTATTTTATAGCCAGCTGGAGCACTAATACATCCTTTGATGATCGGATCGTCACGCGGAATCTGTTGAGCATTAAACTTACCTGAACTAGACAAGCGCCCACTAGTGGTAAAAATAAGATTAAAGTTGGTACGAATACGTTCATCTTTGTCAAGTTCCGGTAAAATTTTCTGAATATAGGTGTTCTGGATTTTTGTTAGCTGTCGTACATTAAGAATAGCGGCAGGTAAGGGATGCTGCTCAGCCATTTCTTTTAGTACTTCTGCATCCGTGGAAATCGCACCAGTTGCAGTCTTCTTACCATTATGCTGTAAGCCTAGGTAATCAAACAGTACCACACGCAACTGCATAACGCTATTAGGATTAAATATCTTACCATTGTCTTGCTCAAACTTTTTTACTTCATCAAACTGATATACAATTTCTTTAGCAGACTGAATACGCTCATTTAGGTATAAGTCAGCTGCTTCCATGCGCTTACGATGAATTGGAATACCTACTTCTTCCATAGTCATTAGGAATAGCGTACCCTCAATTAGTAGCTTTTCATACACAAAGCGTAACTTTGTATTCTTTTGAACTAAGGGCCAGAACTTCATGAACAAGTCATAAGTTACGGCAGTATCAATACTAGCATACTTACTAATAACATCAAAAGGAATTAAATCGTATGTAAATTCATCTTGCAACATACCGTGCTCTGCACAGTAGCTTTTCTTGAAATCATCTAGCTCAGTATCGTAGTCGCCATAGTCGGTGTACTTTAGGGCCAAAGGTTTCAAACCGTGACTATCATTCTCATCTAGTGCGTAATGCAGTAGCATAGTATCATGTACACGAGAATGATCGAAATCAATATCAAGATGGTACTTAATCATCTTAAAGTCAAATTTCATGTTATGGAATACTGTAACGAAGTTTTTAGCAATTGCCTTCAACATTTCGATACATTCTTCATCCAAGCAGTCCGTGGCAATATAGCGGCCCTGATGCGTAGTATATGTTAGGGATACTCCGATAACATAACCATCACGAGGATAAAGTGCAGTGGTCTCAGTATCCCAAGCAACAAAACCTTGAGCATTATCTAATACTTCTTGTAAAAAGCGTTTTGCTTCTTTGGTATCATTAATACCGGCATAGTCGCCAGAAGCAGTAGGCTTTAAGTCTCCAGTAATATATTTGTGAATTTTATCACAAGCACGTTGAAAGTCTGGCTTACCTTCGGGCTTAAACGACAACATGGCTGGATTAGAGATAGCGATAAATTTATCGTTAACCAGCTGTCCAGCCATGTTAGTTACAGAAGTAATTTTAGCATATTCCTTAGCAGCCTCTGAGCCTACTAGAACTACATAGTCATACTGTTCAAGATC